TGGAAAAGAAGAAACAAAGTGGAAAAAAGAATATAAGAAATGGGCTGAAGAAAATTCACATCTTCCAAAGATACAATCGGCCGATGAAATTCTCAAAAGACCAAGACCAAAAACAGAACCACCAAAACCACCAAATCCACAAGGTACTGATGTTGAATTAGAAACTTGGGGTAAGGAATATGATAAGTGGAAAAATGAAAATTCACATCTACCAAATCTACAACCAGTAGAATCAATTTTACAACGATTTAAACAGCAGCGAGATGGACAAAAACCACAACCACCAGTTCAAAATACTCAAGTTCAGAATCAAGTTCTTGAAACCAAGATTAGTAAATTAGAAAAAAGAATAACTGACTTAGAACAAAAATTGAATGATTTAGATTTTACTATGGGTGATGTAGATAATAATCCAACAGACTGGGAAATATCTATAGAAGATAAAGTTGATTCTTTATTAGACCATTTTGGAGTTTAATTGAAATTTAACTTTAAACCAAAAGTTACAAAAGACAGAGAAGCAACCGAAGAAGAATTAAAATGTATTGACAGAACCGAAGAAATGTTGGAGGGAGAACAAAAACTTCCTCCAGCATCTCAACAAGTTAGAGATATAGCTACAACTCATTGGAAGTCTTTAAAGTCGTGGTTAAAAGGTTCACAAGTAATCACGACAACAGAAGAAGCCGAACGGAGATGGGAAATCTGTAAAGGTTGTAAGTTTCTTTTATATGATGAAACCAATCCAGATACAAATAAAAAAGATGGTAGGTGTTCTCATTGTGCTTGTTTCATGAATGTTAAAGTACATTATGCTGTGGCTGAATGTCCTATAGATAAATGGAAAAAACATTGTGGGTGTGAATGTGATTGTGAACATGATGGGAGCTGTGATGACTAATTTAACAAAAGAAAAATTGATGTCAATCTATAGTGAAGGAAAAAACCTCACAGGAAAGCCTATTATAATCGATTTCTACGCTGATTGGTGTGGTCCGTGTAAGGTGTTTGAACCAACATTTAATAGTGTAGCCGAAGAATACAAAGACAAAGTATCATTCTATAAAGTAGATTCAGAACAAGAGCAAGAAATGTCTATGATGTTTGGAGTAAGAAGTATTCCAACATTAGTTATGATTACAAAAGATGGCAAAACTTCATCCAATCCAGGTGCACTACCAATCGACACATTCAAATATTATGTCGAAGGATTAATTTCAAAATAATAAAAAAAAGACTTGGCTTATATAGCTAAAATGTTGTATATTTATATACATAAAAGGTTACATGGTTATACGATTTAACCATAAACAATAAACGATAAAAGATAAAACATAGGAGAAGTACTCATGGATTTAAATGCAATTAAATCAAAACTCACACAGTTACAATCAACAACCTCAACCAAAGATAACTTTTGGAAACCAGAACCTGGTAATCAAGTAGTTCGTATTGTACCTTACAAGCATAATAAAGATAATCCATTTATTGAATTATACTTTCATTATAATTTAGGTAACAATAAGACATACATGTCACCAGCTTCATTTGGTCGACCAGATCCAGTTGAAGAGTTTGCTAACAAACTTAAATCAACAGGTAATAAAGACGAATGGATTCAAGGCAAAAGACTTGAACCTAAAATGAGAACATTTGTTCCCGTTGTAGTTCGTGGTCGTGAAGATGAAGGTGTTAAGTTTTGGGGATTTGGTAAAACAGTTTATCAAGAACTATTAGGTGTTATCGCTGACCCTGATTATGGTGATATTACAGACCCAACAACAGGTCGTGATGTTGGCATTGAACGTCAGACACCAGCAGAAGCTGGTAATCAGTATGGTAAGACAACAGTTCGAGTTAAACCTAATCAAACACCAATTACTGAAAACGCAACACTTCTCGAAAGTGTCTTTGAAAATCAATCTGACTTAACAGAGTTATACACAGAACCAACTTATGATGAATTAAAAGAAGCTCTTAGTAATTTCTTAAATCCTTCAGATGATACAACTGAAACATCAGCTGGTGTAGCTACAAGTACAGCTCCAACTTCAAATACTGGAACTGCTACCACTACTACAACTGCTACTAAAACAGACGTATCAGATGCATTTGACGATTTATTCAATAGCTAAATAAACAACTGAAATTGGTGGTTGTTGAAGATTGGGATAAAACCGTCCATGTATTTGTTACCGGATACAATCACCATTTCATCATAGGAGAAAAAATATGTCTGAAAAAGATGCATTGGCTGGAATTATAGCTGATGAACTAAATAAACAATTCAAACATCAAAAGGTCGCTTACTTTCTTGATGAGGGTAGTAACCCAACTGATGTTACGGATTTCATTTCGACTGGTTCAACTATATTAGATTTAGCTATTGCCAATAAACCAAATGGTGGTGTTGCCGTAGGTAAGATTACTGAACTAAATGGTTTAGAAGGTAGTGGTAAATCTCTTATTGGTTCTCATCTGTTAGCTTCAACACAGAAGAAAGATGGTATAGCAGTTTATATAGATACAGAATCTGCAGTATCACCTGAATTTCTTGAAGCTATTGGTGTTGATACAACTAAAATGTTATATGTACATCTTGAAACGGTTGAAGAAGTATTTGAAACGATTGAAACAATTGTTACAAAAATCAGAGAATCGGATAAAGATAAGTTAGTTACAATTCTTGTTGATTCATTAGCAGCTGCTTCTACAAAAGTAGAGATGGATGCTGACTTTGATAAGGATGGTTGGGCAACTGCTAAAGCCATCATCATATCAAAAGCAATGAGAAAAATAACACAAATGATAGCTCGACAAAAAGTGGCTCTCGTCTTTACAAATCAACTTCGTCAAAAACTTGGTGTGATGTTTGGTGACCCTTGGACTACAAGTGGTGGCAAGGCTTTACCATTTCACTCATCTACTCGTGTTCGATTTAAGAACGCTGGTCAGATTAAAGATTCAAGTAAGAAGAACACCATTGGTATTAAAATCAAAGCTCAAGTAATAAAGAACAGACTCGGTCCTCCAATGAGAACTGCTGAGTTCCCACTTTACTTTGATACTGGTATTGATGACTTTGGTAGTTGGTTAACTACGATGAAAGAACACAAACTACTGAAACAAGCAGGTGCTTGGTATACAATTAGTCATGCTGATATAGAAACAGGTGAACTTATTAAAGAATACAAATTTCAATCAAAGGATTTCGAAAACATATTGTTAGAGAATCCAGATTTGAAAGCTTTTTGTTATGAACAGATATGTGGCGCTTGTATTCTTAAATATGATTCTAAACAACTTGGTATAGATGATGTTGAAGAAACTGATGAGGTAGTGGATGAACTCTAAAAATGATTTGAACGATAAGTTCATTTCCTTTCTTGACCAAACCAAAAACGAAGAACACAAAGAAGTAACACGATTGAATGATAGGGTGTTGATTATCGATGGACTCAACACCTTCATTCGTGGGTTCGCAGTCAATCCGGCGATGAATGATGACGGATTACACATTGGTGGATTAATTGGGTTTCTTCGGTCAGTAAGATATACTTGTGATATTCTAAAACCATCTCGTTGTATCATCGTCTTTGATGGTAAAGGTGGTTCGCCAAAAAGAAGAAAAATATATCCAGAGTATAAAGCTAATCGTAAGGTTAAGAGTAAATTAAACAGAAATGTTGATTGGGGAACTGCTCCTCAAGATGAACAAGAATCAATGAAACAACAGATGGGTAGGTTAATTGACTATTTAGAACAATTACCACTTACTCTGATTTCAATTGATAATGTAGAAGCCGATGATGTAATGGCTTATATATCACAACAAGTACTTACAGAGAGTGATATATTCTTGATGAGTACAGACAAGGATTTCTTACAACTTGTAGATGACAGAGTGAAAGTGTGGAGTCCAACGAAGAAGAAATTATACACCAAACAAGAGGTTGAAGATGAATATGGAATACCATCAAACAACATTCTAACATACAGAATACTTGATGGTGATAAATCTGATAATATTGGTGGGATACCTGGATGTGGTATAAAATCTATAATCAAATATCTTGAACCGATTTCGGAGCAAGAAGATTTTGGTGTAATGGAACTATTAGATTATGTAGAAAAGTCAGATAAAAAAATAAAACTCTTGGAAAATATAAAAAATAGTAGTAACTTAGTGAAGAGGAATTATCTACTAATGCAACTACACAAAGTAGATATTCCAGGACATGTAAAATTAAAGGTACAGGAAGCTGTACATAGAAAGATACCACAATTGATTAAACACAGATTTCAAGTAATGTTCTTACAAGATAAATTATCAAATCAGATAAAGAACTTGGACAGTTGGATTATGGAGTTTACACGATTAAGTAGGTTCAGAGGGTTAGATGGAAAATAGAATATTACACGGAGATAGTTTAGATTTATTAAAAGATTTAGATGATAATTCAGTTGATAGTATTGTAACAGACCCTCCATACGGTTACTCATTTATGGGTAAAGATTGGGATAAAGCTCTACCATCAATCGATATATGGAAAGAATCCGTTAGAGTATTAAAACCAGGTGGATTCGCTTTCATTATGTCTGCACCTCGTTCTGATGTTCATAGTAGAATGTGTTTGATGTTAGAAGACGCTGGTTTCAGAATTGACTTCACACCGATTGCTTGGACATATGCCACAGGATTTCCAAAGGCGATGAATATTGGTAAGGCAGTTGATAAGAGAATGGGTGCTGAACGAGAGGTTATTGGAATTAAAAAACGAGGTGATGTAGAAGAAGCGAAGAAACGAGGAACTACATTTACTCAAGCAGAAGCAAACCGAAACAACAAAGATATATTTGGTTATGGTGAGGAAGAAATAACATCAGGTCCAGCATCAGATAAAGCAAAAGAACTTGATGGTTCATACGCAGGTTATCAACCAAAACCAGCTTGGGAAAATGTTATTGTATGTATGAAACCATTAGACCAAAAAGGTTATTTAGACCAAGCACTTAATAATGGTAAAGGTGTAACTTGGTTAGATGGTGTGAGAATACCATTTCAGAGTGAAGATGAGCATTGGGAACAACCTAAAGGTGTAGAATGGTCACCTGAAAGAGAATGGAATAGTGAACACAAGAGAGAGTCAAATCCACAAGGTAGATTTCCAGCTAACTTACTTGTTCAAGACAATGTATTGAAGAAAACAACAAAAAGAAAACCAAGAGAAGAAAATACAGTATTTAAAACAAGTGGATTTAAGTCAGAGAATAATGATACAGCAGAAGCAAGTCCATTAGGTAGATTTGCAGCTAACTTAATTGTTCAAGATGATGTGTTG